CCTCCTGCTGTTTTAAAAGTTAAAGTATTTCCTGCATGATCACATGCGTTTTGAACATGATAAACTTTTTCAATTGAATCTGGGATAGATACTGTTCTGTTTGCTGCTAAAGTTCCTGTTAATTTAATAACATCATTTTTACCATTTGATAATGCACCATTAGTAAATGTTAAAGATCTGTTAGCGTTAGTTAAGTTAAAAGTTGTAAAACCACCGATTGCTTGTTCTAAAATTAATAAGTTTGTATTAGTAATCTGTCCCCAAGTTCCTGAGTTTTCACCAGTAGCTTGGACTGTTAATTTTAAATTAGCTGATGTTGAATTTGCCATAATTTAAATTCCTTATTTGTTTTAATTTACTAAAAAATTGAGTTTGTGTCAAACTCATTATGCAGCTCTTGTTGGTACTTCTACCCAACCTGGTGGATCTAAAGGCGCTGAACCTGTATTTACTTCGTTCCAGATCAAAGCATTAGCAGAATTAGTTGCCATAGTCAAGGCGATTCCTGTTAAAGATACAGTAGCAAATCCCTTAGTACTTACACTGCCTAAATTAGCAGTCATTGCAATTCCTGTAAGATCTACAGGTGTATTTAGGTCAATAGTTTCTTGACCTAAAGCAGCCGTCATTGCTATTCCAGTAACACTGTCTACATCTGCTCCAGCAGTAACAGTTCCTACACCCATTGCTGCTTGGAATCCTATACCTGTAACTGTTGCATCAGGACCTGGATCAACATCTCCTTCTGCAGCGGTCATAGCGATACCTGTTAAAATAACGCCACCTGTTCCTAACGCTGTTAATGTTCCAACATTAGCAGTTAATGCAATTCCAGTAACGTCTGCTTGTACAGAACTACCTGCATCACCCCAGTCATTTACATTCCATTGAAGTCTACCCCAACCTTCAGAGTTAAATGCATCAAGGGTTCCTAAATTAGCACTAAAACCAATTCCAGTTGCCATTGCATCAGGACCAGCATCAGCTGTTCCTAAATTTGCAGAAATAGATATACCTGTTGGTGCACCTACACCAGTTGCATCTAAAACTGCTATACCTAAAGTTGCTGTTGCAGAAATTCCGGTTGGAATTACATTTGCATCTATAACAATTGATTCATCACCAAGTGATGCAGACATTGCAATACCTGAAAGAACAACATCACCTTGTTCACCCCAAGCATTTTCACCCCAAGTAAGTCTACCCCAACCAGCATTTATTTCACCGGCTGTAGTTTCATCACCTAAAGCAGCTGACATAGGGAAGCTGCCTAATAAAACTATTTGACTAGGTTCACCCCAAGCTCTTGAACTCCAAAGGTCTCTACCCCATCCAAGTTCTACAGTAGATGTTGATGTAACAGATCCTACGTTAAAAGACGCACCTATCCCTGTTAGAGAGACCGTAGAATTAGTTTGATCTCCCCAATTTCCTGTACTCCAAGTAAGCGTGCCCCAGGTTGCCATAGGAAGTTACCTCCTATGTATTACCCAGAAATTCTTAGAATTGCTGCCGCTGTTGTAAATGCTGGAAACTGTATAGTGAAAGTTCCTGATGTAGCTGTTTTATCTGCCCCGAAATCTAAAACTGCAACAGCTGCATTAGTAGTTGCAGATGAAGTGTTATAGATTAAAGCTCCTCTAGCAGTCAACGTTACACCAGTGAATGATCTATCAGCAAAGTCTACAATCGCAACACCTTTACCAGATCCTGAACCGATTGAAGTTCCGCCGTTAACTAATGCACCACCACCTGCTGTGTACTGACCTGTGTTACTAACTTCGTTAGTTGCAGAGTAAGCAGTTGTCGTTGAGTTTAGAGTAGCTGAGGAAGTATAAAGAGCGATCTTAAACTTGTCACCACCAGATGATTTAAAATTGTGATCACCTTCTAACAGTTGCTTTTTAAATGCATTTGCAAGTGCTTGTGTAATTGCCATAGTTTATCTCCTTATTTATTTTCCACCGACTCGAGGAACACCTGATTGATATTCATCTCGTCTTCGTCTTCCCATTTGTTCTACTGAGAAGCCTTCTACTGCTTGTTTATACTTTCCTTCGTATAATTGCAACAAATCATTTGGCCCCTTCAGAAAAGAAAATGCTTCAACTAAGCACGCATATAATAAGCCATTGGGAAATTGTTGACTTAGATATGTAGTAGCATTTGTACTAGATAATCCGCTTGGTTTCAAGATATAATTTACCTGTATCGTATATGTAGCATTTGGTGTAGGAGCCACAACTATTGTATTTTCGTCCCAGTTGCTATAGTATTTTGGAACTCCTGTAGATTCAGTAGGATTAAATTCAGACATAAAACTAGTATCTCTATATTGTAAAAAATCTCTATTATTGGCTGCTCCCGTACCATCAGAATCTACAATCTGAGCTGATCTAATAGTTAATAAATTTTCTGGTGTAGTTATAAATCTTGTTCCAGAAACTAATTGAGCAGTTACATATCTTCTATTATTATCTGAATCTACATCTCTTAGTATTCTAAATTCTGCGTCAGATATAATTCCATTTACAATAGTTGAAGTCAAAACATTTGCATCAACTTCTGTGTAATCCCTAATTTTTTGTACTAGTTCATCATACGTCATGATATATTAATTTGACCTCCCATTCCAGAGTGATTTGTGCAATAGTAGTATAACGTACTAGGTGCACTTGCATCAACAGTTATTTCAGTATAAGCACCTGTTGATCCAGGTGTACCAGATGTAGTAACACCTGTTGTGTATTCTGTTCCACCAGAATGTGTTCCGCCACTTGTTGTTGAAAACCTTAATGGGTGAGTTGCATTTGAAGAATCAGATTGATCAAATCTATATGTTGATCCTATTGTTAAAGATAAAGTATCTTGCTGAACTCCATCTATATAATACTTGTTTCCAGATCCAGGATTAGCAACTGTCACTGCATAAACTGTAACTGAAGTAGTTGTAGTTGTAACACTATTTAAAGATAGACTTGATGATATAGCAGTAGGAATAACTAGAGTATTATTTACAACTCCGGTTATACTTACGTTACCTAAAGACATAAATGCTTGTCTTTTATTATTTACAGAAGATCCATCATCAGGAATCATACCACTTGACTGAAATGCAAAATCTCCTGGTAAAGTTAAATCTACATTCATAAAACCACCATCACCTGATGCCTGAGTAAAGATTTGTGGTCTTGCGTTTCTTAAACCTTGACCATCTGCTGTAGTTGGTTTTGGTTCTAACTGTGGGTGCTTTGCTTCAAATTCAGAAACATGCACTCTTGATCCATTCCATTCAATAACCATTTCTGAATATGGAAATGCTTGACCAGAACGATCAGATATAAATTGTGCATATTTTCCTCTAGATAAATTAGACATTTGGATAATAAGTTTTTGGTGTTATGAAAGAACTTGAAGCAGAACCATCTTCTTCTAGTGCTCTTTTTAATTCATCTTCATACAATAATTTCATTTGTTGTGTAAGTTGTGGATTTATTTTTTGTGATAGATAGTAAGATAAACCTGCAACCATACAAGGCACAAATCTATATGGTACATCTGCTTCGTTAGTATAGTTTCCGGCATCCTGTATTCTGCTTACATAATAGTAATTTAAAAAATTACCTGCTTCGCTTGCACCAGGCGTCAGGTACAAAGTAATTGTAATTTTATCAATAAATCTTTGAACATAGTATTGGGTAGGTACACCTGTTTGAGTTTTATTTGAAAGACCTTGATATGCTGATCTATTTATTTTTGTAAGAGGAAAATCAACTGAAGAAGAGTTTCTATACACAGCTTCTAGTATATCATCTACACCATAAACTGCAGTTGCATCAGAAGTTCCATCAGATGTTGATCTAAACATTGTATAAACTGATTGACCATTTACTAATGTGATTGAATTATTTTTTACTTGCCAATAATGCAAACCTCTGTTCGCCCATTCTTGAAACATTATATTTAAAGAACGTCTTGCAGATCTTAAATCGTTTCCTGAATAATCAAAACGACCTAATCTTTCATACGCTTCAGTAATGATATCATCAATACTAAACGTAGATTCAAATGTTGTAGTACCAGAAGTTGCCATTTAAACCTCTTATTTATCTATAAGTAATGTTGCACCTGCAATATTTGTGATAGTAGAAACTTTCATTCCTCCAGGAAATAAAATTCCATCTTCTGGAATATTAAATGCAAAAACATCTCCTGTTGGACAGTCTCCTTGAAATAAAGTTGTACTATCAGTATTGTCTTGTAGAATTATTGAACCTGCACCACCACCATCAGAAGCAAGAATAAGTCCTCTTAGTCTTGTTCTTCCAGCGAATACTGCGCCAGTTGCTGCAACTCTTACTGCTTTTACGTCACCCTTCATATTTTTCTCCTATTAAAATTGTGTGGGCCCGAAGGCCCACATTAATTATTTATTACGCTATTGTTGCACCTTGA